GGTACTTTAACATACAATCCAAGCACTGGTGTAGTAACTGCTACAGGATTTGTTGGTGCTTTAACAGGAAACGTAACAGGAAACGCATCTGGTACGGCTGCAACTGTTACTGGCGCAGCTCAAGCAAATATAACTAGTGTTGGTACACTAACCACACTTACTGTAGACAACATTATAATTAATGGTGCAAATATAGGACACACTTCTGATACAGATTCAATTGCTATTGCTTCAGATGGTGTGGCCACACTCTCACAAAAAGATGTGCATAGTGTTGGACTATCTGTGAAGAATGGTGCAACCTCTGCTGGTTTCATAGAATTTTTTGAGGATAGTAATAACGGAACAAATAAAGTAACCCTGATAGGCCCAGCCTCTACGGCAGATGTTACTCTTACTTTAGGAAGTACAACTGGAACTGTTGCAACGACAGATGATATTGCTGGAGAAGCAACAGCACTAGCGATTGCATTAGGATAAATAGGGAGCGATATGTTAAAAGTTTATATGCTCATAGTTGTACTTGGTCTTGTCGGTGGTGTTGTCTATGGTGGATACTATTACTACAAGGACACCCAATCACGTATTCAGACGTTGACAGTGAACAGTGCAAAACTAGAAACTGCTGCAAAGATGCAGAAAAATACTATTGATACTCTACAGGCAGATGCCGCAAAATATGCAGAATTAAATAATGAATTACAAACTAAGCTGGTTAATGCGAATAAGTATAAGAACCAACTATTAAGTAAGTTAAGAAAGATAAATCTTAGTAAGTTGAGTGCAGAAGAACCAGCAATTTGGGAAAGGAAAATAAACAATGCATCTAAGAGAGTGCTTGAAGATTTCGAGTCTATTACTGCTTACCCTAGTACTAAGTAGTTGTAGTTCTTGGCCCAAACTTACCCAAATTGAAGTTCAGACGGTAGAGGTAGAAAGAAATATACCTATACAGAATCGTCCTCAACCTATTACAATGAACACCACTATGAAATGGTGGGTTGTTACGGAAGAGAATTTTAAAGAGTTTAAAGAGAAGTTTCAAAAAGAGAATGGTGATCCATTAGTTGCATATGTATTGAGTGTAAGAGACTATGAAACACTTGCATTAAACATGGCAGAAATAAAAAGATACATTGAACAACAGAAAGAGATTATCATATACTACGAAGAAGCCGCTAAACCAAGAGATGAAAAGGAGATTATGAAATGACAAGTTATGCAAAAGTAAAATGGAATATTATCGAAAAATGGAATAGTGATGCTAAATATGATAATGAATATCTAATTCAGATGGCTTTAGATAATGGAGTTGAAATTAGAAATAAAAGAGCAGATAGAAAATCTATCGTTGCAAAAGTAGTAGATTCTGTGATTAAATCTGATATTGAAAAGGGAGATTGTACCATAACTGAATGGGGGACATTTTCTCAAGAGCAAACTAGCTTTGAAAAATATATGGGAAGTTTGGGAGTGCCAGAACCAGAATTAGATTTGGATATTGATCCTGATGCACACGAACATGAACATGAACACGATGATGGTACTGTTCATTCTCATCCACATTCTCATGATGAAGAACATTCACACGATCATGAAGAAGAGTCTATTATTCCTGTCGAGGTATTTAATAACAAACAAGAAAAGCATGAAGAAGAACATCCAAATTTTAAAAAGATGTCAAAGAAAGCTTTAGATAAGTGGGCAGAAGAAAGAGGTATTATCTTAGATAGAAGAAAAACTAAAGCTCATATGATTGCAGAACTGAATAAACAATTATAGGAGAAATTTATGGGAAGTTTTACTAACAAAATAACAGCGGAGTTCACTCCACCTAAGACATGGAAATTAGAAGAGGACTTAGGATTTAGAGAGGGTAAGCTTACTAAAGATCAGGTTGAACTTCTTAGAGGTGTTGGAGCAAACATCAAAAATTCTGGTATGATTACTTGCACAAAGGGAATGAGAACAGACCTTGCATCTACTCCAAGGATTTTATGGGCAGTCATTTCACCTTGGGATGTTGCTCGTGCTGCTATTATTCACGATCATCTTTATGCAAAACTTAGACAATATTATAGTTCAAATCATGGTATGAATAGTAATTGGTATTGGAAATGGAAAGCTGCAAAGGTTCTATCTGACAAAATATTTTTGTTGGGTATGAAGTCTGCTGATCCAAAAGTACCTTTCTGGAAAATGTATCCAGCATATTGGGCTGTTCGTTTATTTGGTAGTTGGTCTGCAAAGTAACGGAGAAAAATCATGCGAATGTTGTGTAGAATAACTGCACTAGGATTAGTAATTTTATCTACTTCTGGTTGCTCTTTTATCATTAAATACTTAATGATTTTTGGAGGTTAAAATGTGGTTCTGGTTAATATCTGCGATAGCAGGAAGTGTTTTAGGAAATGCTGCTGACAGTTGGTTTTCACAAACTAAACTAGGTATGTGGTTCTATAAGAAAGTTGACGATGTTTCGACATGGGCTTCTAAAAAGTTGGGTTTGAAGGTACTACAAGATGAAGAGGATTGGAAGAAAAAGTATCCTAATGTAGCGCTAAGAATTGGAAAGTTAGAAGCCAGATTAAAGAAACTAGAAAAGGAGAAAAAGAAATGATAGCTAATTGGATATCTAGACGAATAAAAGAAGCGTCAAGTCACCAAGGTACAATCGTAGTTGCAGCTGCAGTTGCGGTTATTTGGTTTGCAATCCCCCTAGCACAAGTAGTTGTTTGGGGCGCCCTAGCGTGGGGCATTTGGTCTATTTTTAAGGATAGTTAATATGGCAGATTTGGAAACAGAGGTTCAACTAATCAAACGTGACATAGAGGATATCAAATCTATTCATGGTAGACTTGATGTGGCCATTGATAAGTTAACCGATGTTTCCAACTGCATTAATCGTATGCTTGCAGTTCACGAAGAAAAACTTTCAAGACAGGAAGATTCGAGTGTAGATTTGGAACATCAGATAGAGAAACGTAGAACAGAAGTTTTATCTAAAATAGAGGATTTACACTCTAGAGTTACAACAAATACAAAAGAAATTATGATTTCTGCAGCTGCACAACACGAATCACAAAACAAGGAAATTCAAAAAATAAGAGAAGAATTGAGTAACAGGGTAGGTGTTCTAGAACGCTGGAGATGGCTCATCATAGGTGGTTCTATTATTGTAGGATTTGTGATACAAAAATATATGGTAATAGGAGGTTGACATTTACCATTGAGTAGTATATGATACTATAATGCAAAGTTATATTGATACAAAGTACGTGAGTCTTATATCACCCTATCTTCAACAATTTAAGAAGAAGGGTGATTTTCTTTGGAACTTCCGTTGTCCTTATTGTGGTGACTCTAAAAAGAACCGCACGAAGGCTAGAGGTTTCGTGTTTCGTAAGAAGAATGATCTATTCTATAAATGCCATAATTGTGGTGTTGGTGCTACACTTGGTAAGTTAATTGAGTACCTAGACTTGAATACTTACAAAGACTATATAATGGAGAGATATAAAACAGGGAGTGATACGATCACTCCAAAGCCAGAGTTTAAATTTAATGCACCAGTATTCAACAAAAATAAATCTTCAAAAGGGACAAAGGTGGTTCGCAGTTCTGAGTCAATTGTCAAAACACTCAAATCAATATCAGAACTTCCCATTGAACATCCCGCTAGAAAAATTGTTGAACAAAGAAAACTACCTAAAAACTCTTACAAAGATTTATTTCTCTGTTCCGAATTTTACAACTTTACAAATAAATTAATACCAAATAAGTTTCCTTCCTTAGATGGCGATCATCCAAGGCTGTTGATACCATTTAGAGATGAAGAGGGGGAAATATTTGCATATCAAGGTAGAGCCTTTGGGAATGAACAACCAAAATATCTAACTATCAAATTACAAGATAGAGATAAGATTTTTGGTTTGGAAAAAGTGAATAAAAAAGAAGAAGTTTATGTAGTTGAAGGGCCCCTTGATAGTTTATTCTTAGATAATTGCATAGCAGTTGCTGGTGCAGATATGCCTAGTTTAAATTGTGACTTTACAGTAGTATTTGATAATGAACCAAGAAACAAGGAGATATGTAAATTAATAGAAAAAACAATTAAAGGTGGAGCCAAGATTTGTCTTTGGCCAGAAACTATGAAATATAAAGATATCAATGATATGATTTTAGGTGGATACACCAAAGATGAAGTACAGAAGATAATTAAAAACAATACATACCAATCTGCATCAGCGTCAGTTAGGTTTGCAACATGGAGAAAAATAAATGACTAGCAACTATCTACCTACACCATACCAAGAATTTATTCACCTATCAAGATATTCACGTTGGTTGCCAGATAAAGGAAGAAGAGAAACTTGGGATGAAACAGTTGCAAGATACTTTGATTTTTTCAAAGGTCATTTAAAAGATTTACATGAATTTAATTTAAGTGACAGTCTAAGAAAAGAACTAGAGGATGCTGTATTAGATTTACGTGTGATGCCTTCTATGCGTTGTCTTATGACTGCTGGTGAAGCATTAAAACGTGAAAACATTGCTGGATACAATTGTTCTTATGTTGCAGTAAATCGTGTTCATGCTTTCGATGAAATCCTTTACATTCTAATGAATGGCACTGGTGTAGGATTTAGTGTAGAACGTCAGCACGTTGCACAACTACCACACGTTGCAGATGACTTTCATCATACAGACACTACTATCACGATTTCTGATTCCAAGCTTGGGTG